GGCACTCGTACCATCGGTGCGGGCTGGCCTAGTGGTGTGTGCCAGGTGCCACAAGCCGATAGAGCCCGGGGAGCCGTGGGATCTCGGCCATGACGATGTGAATCCACGTCGCTATAGCGGTCCGGAGCATCAGCATTGCAATCGCGCGACGGCTACCCACGCGAAGGAGCGCGCCGCAGCGATGCTTCCCTTCACTCTCCCCGCAGATCGCCTGTGGTGAATGGCGTCCTCGGTTGAGGTTCGTGGCGTTCAAAGACCGCGGGTGCTGTCGGTTCCGCCGGCTGCGTCGTCTCTGGGGCGCGAGGCGGTGGAGTTTGCGGCCGCGGCCGGGTTGCATCTTGATCCTTGGCAGCAGCTCGTGCTTGAGCACGCCCTCGGGCAGACAAAGCTTGGGACATGGGTGGCATTCGAGGTGGGGTTGGTCGTCAGTCGGCAGAACGGCAAGGGCGCTCTGCTCGAGGCGCGCGAGCTGTTCGGGCTGTTCGAGCTTCCCGAACGGCTACTGATTCACTCGGCGCATCAGTTCGACACCAGCTTGGAGGCATTCCGGCGTGTGTTGATGTTGATCGAGGACACCCCGGAGCTCGACAAGAAGGTCAAACGGGTCTCGCGCTCGCACGGCGAGGAAGGCATCGAGCTGATGGACGGCTCTCGTCTTCGTTTTCGCACACGGACGAAGGGCGGGGGGCGCGGTTTCACCGGGGATTGGCTCGGTCTGGATGAGGCGATGATCCTGCCTGAGATGGCGATCGGTGCCTTGCTGCCGACGTTGTCGGCGCGACCGAACCCGCAGGTGTGGTACATGGCCTCGGCGGTTGATCAGGACGTCCACGAGCATGGGGTCGTACTCGCGAGGCTCCGCGAGAGGGGCCTGCGGGGCAACGATCCGGGGTTGGCGTACTTCGAGTGGTCCCCGGACGTCGAGTTGGCGCTGGTGGATGACATCGCCGGCGACGAGGAGACGTGGGCACAGTCCAATCCCGGTCTGGGGATCCGCATCTCCGCAGAGCATGTCGCGCTCGAGCGTCGCTCGATGGATCCCAGAACCTTCGCCGTTGAGCGCCTAGGAGTCGGGGATTGGCCGGATACCGACGCTTCGGGGCAGTTCATCGACTTCGAGCGCTTCGCGGGCCTCTTCGACGCGGAATCCAAGCCCGAGTATCCGGTGTGCTTCGCGTTCGATGTCAAGCCCGACCGATCGGCTTCATCGATCGCGCTGGCGGGCTGGCGCGCAGATGGGCTCTTTCACACACAGATCGTCGATCACCGCGCCGGCACGGCGTGGATTCCGGCTCGTCTGGCGGAACTGAAAGAGCATCACGCCTCTCATCCCGTGAAATGCGATCTCCGCGGTCCAGCAGCGTCGCTGCTCGGCGAGATTCAAAACGTCGGGGTGGACGTCGAGACCCTGAACGCGAACGAGTTGGCGCAGGGCTGCGGGCTGTTCTTCGATGCCGTTGATGACGAGACGCTACGTCACAACGGCAATCCCGGCCTCCTAGCGGCTGTGAGGGGTGCTGGCCGTCGCGCGCTGGGTGACGCTTGGGCTTGGTCACGAAAGTCTTCGACCGTCGATATCTCCCCGCTGGTGGCGTGCACGCTGGCGCTGTGGGGGACCGTGCAGGCCGGTCGGCCAGGAGGTGGCTTCGAGTGGTGAAGACCAAGCGCTACGCGTTTCACATGAAGGCTGGGATGCCCACGATCGAGGGGCTGCTCGTCAAGCGCACCCGCCACGCGTTTATCCTGATCAAGGCCCAGATCCTGGAGGCAGCCGATAGGACGCATGACCTGGGAGGCCACGTCGAGGTGCTCAGAGAGAACGTGTATTGCCTCCAGGAGCTCGAATGATCGTCCGGGGCGCCGATGGGGCCAAGCGTGAGCTGTTCGGGCTGTTCGATTCGAGCACGCCGATCCCCAGGCCCTCGCAGTGGGGCACAACCCTGTCGTATTCCGGTGAACGGATCTCGATGGAGTCCGCAGCGGGGCTGCCGGCGTTCCTTCGGGGCGTGCGGTTGATCTCAGAGACGGCGGCCGGTCTGCCGATGTGCATCTACCGCGGCTACGGGGATGAGCGCAAGCCGATGCCTAAAGCCCCGCAACTGGGGATTCTACGGCGTCCGAACCCCGATCTGTCCTCGTTTTCGGTGTGGTCATACACGTTCGCGTCCTTGCTGCGTGGCAACGCCTATCTCTACAAGGTCAAGGTCCGCAATCAGGTCAAGTTCCTGTACCCGGTCAACCCGGCGTGCGTGATACCGAGGTACGACGGGGACCGCGCCGAGTTTGATCTCAGGGATCGCGAGTATGGACCCGTCGTCAAAACGGTCGGCAAGGACCAGATCATCCATATCCCGGGGATCCTGCTCGAGGATCCCTACATCGGGGTCAGCGTGGTGCAGGCGCATCGTCATGCGCTCGGTAATGAGCTGAGCCGCGAGCGCTTCGAGGGCCGCTACATCGGCAGTAATGGGGTGCCCAGCGCGGTACTGAAGCACTCCGGTAATCCGACGAAGGAGCAGCGCGATGAGATGCGCGCTGGCTATGAATCCCGTCACGCTGGCTCGGCGAACGCGGGACGTGTCGGAATGATGTGGGGCGGCTGGGAGCTCGACTCGGCCCCTGTGAGCTTGCAGGACGCCCAGTTCATCGAGTCCAAGCGCTATGGGGTGCAGGACATCGGTCGCATGCTCGGCGTCCCTGGCGCCTATCTCGGCGAGCCGGACTACCAGACGCCGGAGACACCTGAGCAGGAGAACATGAAGTTCCTGCAGCACGGGCTGATGCCATGGATGGAACGCCTCGAACAGGGCCTCGAGACCGATATCGACCTGTTCGCGGAGCCGGACTGGGAGGTTGAGATGGACACGGCTGGCTTCCTGCGCGCGGACATCAAGACGCGCTACGACGCGTACCGCCTTGCACGCCAGGGCGGCTGGATCACGGCGAACGAGATTCGGTCGGACGAGGGCCGCGAGCCGGTGGATGGTGGCGACGAAATCCAGCAAACCCCGGTTGGCGGAGCAGCGAACCCAAATCAAGGAGGCGGCGAGAATGCCAACGCCGACTGACGACCTACAGCGTGGGCAGTTCCGCTTCACCGTCCCGCTGGCAGACATCAAGATGGATGCATCTGGTGACCCTGACGCCAAGGGGCGCTGGACGATGCGAGGCCACGCCGCCGTGTTCAATCGGCTGTCGCACGATCTGGGCGGTTTCCGTGTGAAGATCCACCCTGGGTTCTTCACCAAGATCCTTGACAGCAACCCGGATGTGCATCTGAACCGTGAGCACGACATGCGGCTGCTGCTCGCGCGGACCAAGAACAACTCGCTGGAACTGCGCGAGGACCCCTACGGGTTGCACACGTGGGCGCGTTTCGTCAAGACGCCGCTCGCGGACGAGACCGCGATCCTCATGCAGGAGGGCGTCCTCGACCAGATGAGCTTTGCGTGCGACATCGGTGCTTCGGAGTGGACCGATGACACGGAAGGCAACGTCACGTGGAACCTCTTCGAATGCGAGGGCCTCTATGACGTCACGATCTGCGCGCAGGGAGCGTTCCCGCAGACCGACTCACAACTTGTCGCCAGCCTGAATGACGCTGGCACCATTCTTGCCTCCGCACGTGAGGCAGGGCTCATTACCACACGAGCAGAACCCGATCTCGTCGCCGCAAGGGGCGAACCCGGGGACGGCATCGCTCAGAACGAGGGTGCCACCGCCGTCGCAGACGACCGCCAGGAACGCCTAGCTGCGCTGAAGGCACGCGCAGCACGCGACCCGGAGGACTGACGGGCGGAGGGATCCCGCCACCTATGGGTGGCCAAATCCCTCACCAAAGGACACATCATGAAAATGTCTCTGGTCGAGCTCCGCGAGGAGCTGATCGAGGCTGACGCTGCCCTTCAGGCAGCGCGAGACACGATCAAGGGGGCCGGCCCTGACGCTGACCTCGACGTGCTCGAGACCTCGCTGAACGAGGCCGAAGAGCGCTACACCACCGCCAAGGCGAATCACAAGGCCGCCGAGGACCGTGAGCACAAGGCACGCCAGCGGTTCGAACTGGAACGCCGCGCGGAGGACGTTGACGCACGCCTCGAAGCTGCCGCATCGCCGAAGGTGACGGTCGGCAAGGAGCCGCTGACGTACCGCCGCAACGGCGAGTTCAGCATCTTCACGGACCTGTATCGCGTCGCCAAGAGCGGCGATGTGCAGGCCGCGGAGCGCCTGAGCCGCCACACCCGCGAGATGGCGTTCGAGCGCAAGCTGAAGGCGGGAGACATCCCGTCCGACGCCCAGTTCGACCTGTCATCGACCGATTCGGCGGGCGGTTACCTGGTTGCGCCGCTGTGGCTCAACGAGGAGTTCGTCAGCCTCGCGAGGGCCGGGCGTGTCGTCGCCGACGCAATCGGCCCCAGGTCGCTGCCGCCCAACACGGACAGCATCAACCTGCCTCGCATGTCGACGGGCACGACGGTCACCACGATCTCGGACAACTCCGCCGTCTCGGAAACGGACGCGGCGTTCGACACGATCTCCGGTGACGTTAAGACCAGCGCCGGCCTGCAGGACGTGTCGCAGCAGCTGGTGGACCGTGGCGTCCCCGGCGTCGACGAAGTGATCTTCGCCGACCTCGCGAAGGCGTACGCGGTTGTGCTCGACACCGCCGTCATCAACTCCAGCACGGCCAACAACAAGGGTCTGCTGCAGGTGACGGGCGTCAACGCGATCACCTACACGGCGACGACACCGACGGTGGCGCAGCTGTACAGCAAGGTCGCAGACGGGATCCGGCAGGTGCATGAGGGCATCTTCATGCCGCCTACCGCGATCTTCATGCACCCGAGGCGCTGGGCGTCGATTCTCGCCGCATCGGATACCGCCAGCCGTCCGCTGGTGACTCCGTACGCGCCGCAGAACGCCGTCGGCGACTTCGGTGGCGTCGTGTCGCAGGGACTCGTCGGGTCAATGCAGGGTCTCCCTGTGTACGTCGACGCGAACATCCCCTCGACGCTCGGCTCGGGCACGAACGAGGACCGGATCATCATCGTCCGGACCGACGAGTGCTTCGTCTACGAGGAGTCCTCGGGTCCGTACCTGGAGACGTTCCGTGATGTCGGGTCGGGCACCCTGACCGTCAGGTTCAGGCTGCACAACTACTGGGCTCAGATCAATGAGCGCCGCCCGAAGGCCATCTCGGTCATCGCGGGCACGGGGCTCGTGACGCCCACGTTCTAGGCGATTTGCGGGAAGGGCACGGGGCGTTCCAGCCTCGTGCCCCACCGCAGGGAGGGACGCAGCATGGCAACCGAGAAGACCACCGAGCAGCAGAAGGAGTACATCGCCGCGTTGCTGCGCGAGCGCGATGGCTACTTGCGCATCCAGGACAAGGCTCGGGCCGCCGAGGTCGATGCTGAGCTGGAACGCGTCGGCTTCAAGGCCAAGGCACCGGCGAAGCGCGCAACGAAGCTGAAGAAGGACCGCACGGAGCTCTAGGTGACCGCCTACGACCTGTGCACCGTCGAGGATGTCCGTGTCCGGCTGCAGAAGCCGACGGGCGACGTCGCGCAGGACGCGATCATCGGTTCGCTGATCTCGCAGGCATCCAGGGCGATCATGAAGTACACGGGGCGGGAGTTCGCGCCTGCGGGCTCTGCGGGCGTTGTGCGCACTTTTGAGACTGAGATCGGCCCGGACACGTTCCTGAGCCTCGCCCCGTATGACCTTCAGACGGCGACGTTGGTGAAGATCGACACGGACGTCACGGGAACGACGCTCTCCAGCGACGAGTACAGGCTGTTCCCGGTCTCAAAGCCCGATGGGGTCTACACAAGCATCCGGCTGCAGCCCCTGTCGTCGCCGCAGGTCAATCGCGTCGGCTGGCGTAATCGGCAGATCCAGATCACTGGCACTTGGGGGTTCCCCGAGGTTCCCGCTGATGTCAATGGCGCGACGGCAGAAACCGTCGCATTGTGGCTGCGCCGGGACGTTTCGGCGTTCACGACGACCTACAACCTCGATGAGAGTCGCGTGGAGCGCCCAGAGGCGCTCCCTAGCGCCGTGCGGGCGATGCTCTCGAGCTACATGCGGATGGCGTGATGGCGGTCAAGGCAGGTGGCCAGGGCCGCATGATCGGCGTCGACATCAAGATCGTCGGTGTCGAGAAGACCAGCGACGAGTTCAAGGCGATTCGCCGCGACATCAACCACCGGATGCGCGATCTGATGGTGCGAGTCGGCGAGCATGAGCTGCTGCCGCTGATCCGCGCCGGGTTCCCGCGGCTCTCGACCCCACAGAAGGGGATCCGGGAGGGACTGATGGCCGGGAGCCTCAAGATTCAGCGTGAGCGCTCCGGGGTGTTCGTCTCGTCGGGTCTGCGCGGAGGACTGAACCGCGCGCTGGGATGGATCGACTTCGGCGGCCAGCGCCCGCATGACACGACCCGCCGGCAGGGATCAAGAGTGATCGTGCGCGCGCTGGATGCTAGGCGCGCCCTGATCGACCAGCGGATCCTGCAAGAGCTCGACAAGGAGTTCCATGCCATCAACAACCCTTGAGCCGCTCGCCCAGGACATCGCTGATCTGATCTCCGGCCTGGCGTTCTCCCAGGGCCTGAAGGTCTACGCGCATGATCCCGGCTACGCGGGCCTCGACGAGCTTCCCTGCGCGGTGCTGAGCGTCCCTGATATTCGCCGCGTCGGCATGGATGAGCCCGAATCGCAGCTCTACACGCGCGACTGGTTCATCACGATCCCGATCATCCTGTACTTCGATCTGCACGACGCGACAGCCACATCGATTCTCGCGATCGAGTACGTCGAGGCGCTGATCAAGGGCATCGACACCGAGGCGTTGCAGGCTGGTGATGCGACGGTCGAGGACGCCAAGGTCGTCGAAGCGTCGCCCACTGAGATCGTCGACACGAAACGCCCGATGCTGGCCTACGAGTGCAGCCTCGAGATCTACAAGCTCGTCGTCTAAGCAGTCCATTCCACGCCCTGGAGGGCATTCACATGACCGAATCAAAGGCGTCTTCCAAGACGCGGCAGATCGGGCTGCGCCTCACCCTCGCCGGGGCGCCGAACGAGATCCATTCCATTCCGGGCCTCAGCGTTCTGCTGCGCCCAGACCGGCCGACGCCCGTGGGTGGCCCCGGCGAATTGGCGGCCGAGGAGGCACGGGCGTTCGCGAAGAACCACCCGGACGCTGTCGAGGTGGTCGACCTGAAGGATGACGAGGTCGACAGGCTGCGCGCGCTTGCCGCCCACGATCACGAGCGGGCGCGCGGGAACACGATCGAGCCCCCCAAGGGCCAGGAGGGCTGATAGATGCCGACCGATTACTTCCAGGAAGCCTTCGAAAGCATTCCTGGCACCGAGATCAACACGCCGACGCTGTCATCGAAGCTGATCTACGTGCCGGCAATCGAGTACCAGTAC